TTCACAAGGTCCATCAGGTTCACAAGGACCTAAAGGAGACCCAGGGACTTTAACTAACTTTACAGATCTAATTGTAACAGGATCTATTTGGGCTAGTGGATCAGGTAATATAACTGCTAGTAATAATATAATAGCTAATGGTTATATAAGTTCAAGTATAATGTATAGTCCTACTGGGTCATTTAGTTATATTCAAGGTAATAGCCCCATAACTATAAAAGATGATACTACATTCCAAAATGAGTTATACGCCCCTAGACATCCTAGAGTTTTAGATTTTTATGAGATACCTGGGAGGTCAAAAAGTAAAAGTAAGGGAGGTGGATATTCATATGGACAAATTTCTGGCGTATCTAGCAGTTTTATTGCTCCTTCTAGTGGAAAAATTATTATAGAATTAGGATCTGTATTTTTTAGTGTAGATACAATAGTTAATAATGAACAAGGTTATCTTTTTGAAAATGGAGCTTCTGATATAGTTTTAAGTACAACACAAAGTCTTTTTGGAACTTCTTCTGCTGCTAACACTGATGCCGTTGTGACCAATATCCTTAACCCACCCTCAGGAGGAAGATCTACTGTATTACTTAGAAGTAATGGGTGGGTTAATAGGTATATAGGACCTCATAAGTTATTTATTACAGATCTCACTCCAAATACTAACTACACATTTTATTATTATGTTTACGATAACAATGGAGTAACATCACCTTCTTCCCAACGTTTAGCTGATGGAGCTGATGTACAAATAAGTAATTACATCCAAGTAACAGAAGTTCAATAACTATGCCCCAAATAATACAAATAACAACCCAAGGTCCACAAGGCCCTCAAGGTCCTATAGGATTAACTGGCCCTTCAGGTTCTCAAGGACCATCAGGTTCACAAGGTCCTTCAGGTTCTCAAGGACCAATAGGTCCTTCTGGTTCACAAGGCATACAAGGTGAACCTGGCCCTTCAGGTTCTCAAGGACCAATAGGTCCTTCTGGTTCACAAGGTCTACAGGGTATCCAAGGCCCTTCAGGTTCTCAAGGACCAATAGGTCCTTCTGGTTCACAAGGTCTACAGGGTATTCAAGGCCCTTCAGGTTCTCAAGGCCCACAAGGTATCCAAGGTCCTTCTGGCTCTCAAGGTTTACAAGGTATCCAAGGTCCTTCTGGCTCTCAAGGTTTACAAGGTATTCAAGGTCCTTCAGGTTCTCAAGGCCCACAAGGTAT